CCAGACTATGTACTCGAAGCCATCCGCACTCGACTCTCACAATGCGAACGATGCGGCGAAGTCAACCCGGCTGAGATACATACCTGCTCACCACAGGAGCCTGTGGCTTGGTTTTGTGAACTGCCTGACAACAAAATTTCAATCAAAATCGTAGGTAAACCAACGGAGGGCAACTGGAAACCACTTTACACCACCCCACCACAACGAATCTGGCAAGGGTTGACGGATGAGGAAAGGCTTGAAGCTGAACAGGACTGTTACTTTATGGACGAGTTCGACACGGCTCTCTACGCCGAGAATATCGAAGCCAAGCTGAAGGAAAAGAACAATGGATGACTACGTGATTGACGGCGACTTGGTTTTTAGTGACCGGCGTTCCGCATTGAAGTTTTACCGTGAGCAGTATCACAAGAAGAAAGAATGGCAAGGGCTGACGGATGAAGACTGCGAGGAGGTTGAACGCTGGATTGAGTTTAAAGAAGAGGGCAGTGGTCGCATACCAACACGCAAACTAATCCTATACATTGAAGCCGCACTGAAAGCCAAAAATGCCTGACATAAAACTATACGACTACCAGCGAGAGCCGCATAACCCGCGAGTTAAGTACACAGTGAGTTATCCGATGCCAGAAAAGAAGTCGGACTCACTACGTTGCAACGCCCCGTGGGTGGATAACCATATGCTCTGCTGCTACTTCGATGACAACGAGAAACTTATTGGCGCTAGGTTTGTGTACAAGAACGGGGCGTATGTGGACTTGATAAAAGTGGAGGACAAATGATCGATGCAAGAAAACTACAGTGCTACACGATGGCATACAGGTTGCGCGGGTATGCCGAGGGGCTGGACGAAGATAGGCATGAAGCGTTAGTTGCTATGCTGATGAAGGCAGCAATGTTATTAGAAGAAACGTGGGACGATTACCAATCCACATTACCACCAGACCAACGGATAGGGAGTTAAAGATGAGCGAAGCATTTCACAACGCATTCGGGACTGACCCACGTAAACTTGTACGCAGAGATGCCCCAGACACAAGCATCGAAGCCGCAGCCAACGTAGATACAAGTGCGCTGGAGTGGATTGTTTATAAGGCGATCCGCAGCTACGGCGATCATGGGTGCATTAGCGATCAATTACTCACCATATTTAACACTTACCCATACAGCAGCATCACGGCGCGGTATAGAGCGTTACTGGATAAGAACTATATAGAAGATACTGGAGAGCGTAGGCCGGGCAAGTCGGGGCGCAACCAGCGCGTCATGCGAGCAGTCAAGCGGGGCGCATGATGGAGACGTTCGTAATGTTCACTATGCTGGGGGGCTTCCTGATGGGTGTGGGGTCTACCATTATCGTACTTGGCTTGGCTTTTTATATTTGGGGGAAGTAATGAGACCGTTAACAGCAACAGAAACAAAATTATTTACACATCTGAAAAAGAAGTTTGAACTCAGGAACAGTGCAGAGTTGGCGAAGTTTCTTGGGGTGAGTCCTGCGGCACTGAGCAAGATTCGGCATGGGGTGAAGCCTTACACTGCTGAGTTTATTTTGGCAGTGTATGACGCAGCCGGGATGTCCATCGAGGAAATTCGTCGGCTGATCAAGGACTGACATGGCTAACACTCCTGAAAAGAAAGTTAAGGATAAGGTTCGTAAGATACTGGATGCCGCAGGGGCGTACCACTTCATGCCAGCGACACATGGGTTTGGTGCTTCGGGTATACCCGACATCATCGGCTGTTACTACGGCGCGTTCTTCGCTATCGAGTGCAAGGCTGGCACAGGTAGGACAACGGCTTTACAGGATAGAAACCTTAATATGATCTCGAAGGTGGGCGGTTACTCTGAGGTTATTAATGAGTCTAACCTGATTGACGTGGAACTAATGCTCGCTCGAATTAAAGCGGAGTTCCGCAGTGCCCAAAGCTAAGAGCGTCAACACGCTGCGCTGTCGCAAGCTGGATGTGATTGATATATTAAGACGTTCGTATGCGCTGTCCATACTGGAGTTGGCAAGACGGATGAGGATGAGTCCGCGCAGCATACAGAGATACTTGCACGAGTTGGAGAAAGATCGGCGTGTGTTTAGGCATTACACATGGCCGAAAGCGGGGGCGAAGAAGCCCATTTACTATTACTCATTATCGAGGCGCAAATGAATGCGATCAAAGCACTTATAGAAAGAATGGGTCAGGCACCGGGAGAGTTTGTTGTAGAGGGTAGTACGCAGCGCACCCGCTGGGAACATATTACACAGGGTATCTATGACGAGAACAACTCAAAACCGCTTATATTCACTCAGGAAGAGATCGACGCTTATCTAGCCGCCCTTAGTAAAATCATTCGTACTCAGATAGAAGAACAGATTTGCATTGAGATACTGAACCCGCTACGCCCGGATAGGGGCGAACAGTTGGAGTTGTTCCCGGCACAGAGCGCGTATCCACCGGGATCAATAAGATCAATGACCGCAGGTAATTCGTTAACCCAGCAAGATATAACAAGAGAAGCGTTGAAGATACTTGAACAAGAGATGTACAAAAATCACAAACCAAAGAAGCTGATCCTATGAAAATAATTACAGTTGACTTCGAGTCCTACTACGGCAAAGCCCTTGGATTTAAAACACATACAACCGAAGAGTACGTGCGTCACTCAGACTTTGAGGTGATCGGCGTAGGTATAAAGAAAGGTAGAGATGAAACGCAATGGTTCAGCGGGACTCACAAAGAGACACAGGCATTCCTCGATCAATTCGACTGGGCGAATAACTACGTCCTTGCCCACAACACCGCCTTTGACGGGGCAATACTGTCGTGGCTTTTCGGGGTTAAGCCGAAAGGTTGGCTGGACACTCTTTCGATGGCACGTGCTATCCACGGCGTGGATGCAGGAGGTAGTCTCGCAGTATTGGCAGAGAGGTATGGAATTGGTAAGAAGGGCGAGGAAGTAATCAACGCGATAGAAAAACGCCGCAAAGACTTCTCACCAGAAGAGCTTGCCCGGTACGGTGAGTACTGCCGCAATGACGTGGAGTTGTGCTACGAGTTGTTCGACATCTTCATGCAATCGTTTCCTGTAGCGGAACTGAAGGTTATAGACACGACGCTCAAGATGTTTGTGGAACCCATCCTTGAGTTGGACTTACCGTTGTTGGAGCAGCACCTAGAAGATGTTAAGGAGCGCAAGGAGAAGTTATTGGAAGCCGCTGTCGCTCATATAGATGACCTGATGTCGAACGATAAGTTTGCGGATTTGTTGAAGAAGCTGGACGTTGTGCCCCCCACCAAGATCAGCGCACGGACAGGCAAGGAAGCATGGGCGTTCGCCAAGACGGATGAAGAGTTCAAGAAACTTGCGGAGCACTCTGACCCACGAGTGCAAGCCTTGGTCGCAGCGAGACTGGGGAACAAGACTACGTTAGAAGAGACACGTACACAACGCTTTATAGACATCGCTAAACGCGGGGCCATGCCGGTCCCATTAAAGTACTACGCCGCGCATACTGGGCGTTGGGGTGGTGACGATAAAGTGAATCTGCAAAACCTGCCAAGCCGTGGACAGAACGCAGGTAAGTTAAAGAAGGCGATACGTGCCCCCAAGGGCTACGTGCTGATCGATGCTGACTCTGCACAGATCGAGGCGCGGACTCTTGCGTGGCTGGCTGAACAGGACGATTTGGTAAAGGCGTTTGCGAATGGTGAGGACGTATACAAGAAGATGGCTGCGGCCATTTACTCTAAAGCCGAAGCTGACATAACCTCCTCCGAACGGTTTGTGGGGAAGACCACGATTCTGGGTGCCGGGTACGGCATGGGTGGGGATAAGTTCCAAGCCCAGTTAAAAACCTTCAACGTGGACATCCCACTGGAGGAGTGCAAGCGCATCATCAGCGTGTACCGGCAGACCTACCCTGCTATCCCTGCGCTCTGGGCGGCATCAAACCGGGCACTAGACCGCATCTTTGAGAACGAGGAGTACGCACTGGGCAGGACGGGGGTGATCACGGTAGATGAGGGGAACTTTGGATTTGTGCTGCCAAACGGATTGCTCTTGCGGTATGATGGGTTCAAGAAGATCACGCAAAACAGCAGAGATCAGTACATCTACAAGACCCGCAAAGGTATAGTTAAAATCTACGGCGGCAAGGTGGTGGAGAATCTGTGTCAGGCCATCGCACGGTGTGTCATTGCAGAGCAGATGTTGAAGATCAGTAAGCGATATAAAGTCGTGCTTACTGTGCATGATGCCGTGGCGTGTATTGCGAAGAAGGAAGAAGCGGACGAGGCTCGCGCCTATGTCGAGGAGTGTATGCGTTGGACTCCAGCATGGGCAGAGGGCTTACCATTGAACTGCGAATCAGGAATGGCGGAGAGTTACGGTGACTGTTAAATACACATGGTCGTACAGCGGCATCAGCCTGTTCAAGCAGTGCCCGAAGAAGTATTACCGGCTGAAGATACTGAAGGATATTGTGGAGCCACCACAGGATCACTTGTTGTACGGTACTGCGGTACACCTAGCCGCTGAGGAATATGTAAGGGACGGCACCCCCATCCCAGCGAAGTACGGGTTTATCAAGGAGCAGTTGGATAAGCTAATCCAGATTAAAGGAACCAAGTACTGCGAATACGAGATGGGGTTGACCCGTGAGTTTGAGCCGTGCGCGTTTGACTCTAATGATGTTTGGTGGCGGGGTATTGCTGACCTGATTATTATTGACGGGGACAAGGCGTACCTTGTGGATTACAAAACAAGTAAGTCCGCGAAGTATGCGGATACTGGGCAGCTTGAGTTGCTGGCGTTAGCAATATTTAAACACTTCCCCGAGGTGAAGCGGGTGAAGGCCGGGCTGCTGTTCGTCGTGGCGAAGGACTTCGTCAAGGCCGAGTACACCAACGATAGCGGCAAGAGATGGGTAAAGTGGTTGCAGGATACGCATAGGCTGGAGGCTGCACTGCTGACCAACGTGTGGAACGAGAAGCCAAATTTTACTTGCAGAGGTTATTGTCCTGTTCTAGACTGTCTGCACAATGGCAAAGTTAGTTAAGAAGAACATGCACCACGTGATGGTGCTGGCCGAGCCAAGGAACCCGAAATACAAAGCTTTCTTTACCACGTACATTGCGCCGAGAGTTAGCATGGCGAAACGTTGGTTTAGTGAGGACTACCCTACCCTGAAGATTCGCAAGATTGCGTCTATGGGTATGAAGGAATACGAGATAGAAGCGAGTAAATACTATGCCTTATACGAAGAGTCCTAGACCGTACAAGCACGAGTACCAGATGGAAAAGAAACGCAAGGAGCATCCTGATCGGATGGAGCGGCAACGTGCTCGCCGTGCGCTGGATAAAACAAGTGCAGACAACAATGGCAACGGCAAGGCTGATAAGCGGGAAGGTAAAGATGTTGCCCACGTAAAGGCGTTGTCCAAAGGCGGTACAAATAAAGATGGCACTCGCATCCAGAGTGCATCAGTGAATAGATCTTTCAAGCGCAGTTCGTCCGGTGCCTTGGTATCGGAAACAAGCAAGCGCGAGAGAAAGAAGTAAAGCTATGGGGGGACAGTGGAAGGCGATAAAGGAGCTTTGGTCAGTTCACTTCTCGCTGGAAATACTCCCCCCACCAACACGCATGGGTATTGGAGCCTGAGTCCGCAAGACTTGGTAGGCTTGCCAAATGAGAGCCAGCAGTCCTAGGAAACTCTGGATGAGGCAAGCTAGATAGCCAGTACCCAGCCGTGTTGGGAAAGCGGATGCTGTGGAATAAGGCAGACAATTAATAAGTGCGAATTGTTAGTTGTCATAGCGCACCTCGCTAGGGGGTGTTGCCGAATATCTTGGCTATAACAGACGTAGCGAGTACCAACAACCTTTTTGGTTGGAATGAAAACTTCATTCCAGCCTGTTAGCCCTTGGAGAAGCAATGCAGATAATAGAAGACAAAGCTTTATTGCTGAAAGTCCGTGAGCCAAAGCGCATCACAGAAGTCATACCGAAGAGCAAGATGTTGGACAGTGGCGAGGTGTTGGTGAAGTGGGGGCTGGAGGAAGCACAGGTACTGAAGAACCTGCGTATCAAGAACGTGCCTTCTCCGATTGTTGCTCACTACGATTGGCCGGGACTTCACAAACCGTTTGCACACCAGAAGGATACCGCTGCGTTCCTGACCCTACACCGCCGGGCGTTTTGTTTTAACGAGCAAGGCACAGGGAAAACAGGCAGCGTGATCTGGGCGGCTGACTACCTGATGAAGCTGGGTATCATCAAGCGAGTTCTTATCCTGTGTCCTCTGTCCATCATGCAGTCGGCATGGCAAAACGATCTGTTCAAGTTCGCACTACACCGCACCTGTGCTATTGCCCACAGCTATTCCAAAGACAAGCGTATTGACGCGGTTGAGAGTGATGCTGAGTTCGTAGTCTGTAACTTTGACGGGCTGGGGATTATCCAAGACGCTGTGAAAGAAGCTGAGTTTGATCTGATTGTGATCGATGAAGCCAACGCCTATAAATCTGTTTCCACAAAGCGTTGGAAAATCCTTAACTCGGTGATAAAGCCTAGCACTTGGGTGTGGATGCTGACCGGTACCCCGGCATCGCAATCGCCTACGGACGCATATGGTCTGGCGCGTATCGTCAACCCAGCCTCGGTGCCAAAGTTCTTTGGGTCATTCCGTGATCTGGTCATGCAGAAGATAACCACCTTCAAGTGGGTACCTAGACCGCGTTCAGAAGACGTGGTGCATCAGGTGCTGCAACCTGCGATACGCTTTACGAAAGATGAATGCCTTGACTTACCTGAACTGACGTACACCACGAGGCAAGTGCCGCTCACCCCACAGCAGATGAAGTACTACGAGCGCCTACGGACGCATATGGTGGCAGTCGCAGCGGGAGAAGAGATCACGACGGTCAACGCAGCGGCTAACCTAAACAAGTTGCTGCAACTCTCATGTGGCGCGGTCTATTCGGATAGTGGAGAGACGATTGCGTTTGATGCATCTAACCGCATCGAAGCGTTGAAGGAAGTTATCGACGAGGCAAGCCACAAGGTGATTGTGTTCGTGCCCTACCGTCACAGCATCCAGATCATTAATGAAGAGCTAACAAAGAGTGGTTACTCCTGCGAGATTATTAATGGTGCGGTGTCAGCAAAAAAACGCACGGAAATATTTAATAAATTCCAAACAGGAGAGAACCCCCGAGTACTGATCATTCAACCGCAAGCAGCATCGCATGGTGTTACGCTGACCGCTGCTAACGTTGTTGTGTATTGGTCTCCTGTGATGTCTGTAGAAACGTATCTACAGTGCAATGCCCGTCCTCATCGCGCAGGACAACGCAACCCGGTGACTATTGTCCACCTACAAGGTTCGCCTGTAGAGAAACGTATGTATGCAATGCTTGAAGCGAAGATCGATATCCATTCACGCGTTGTAGACCTCTACAAAAATTTATTAGAATCTTCTTGACAGTGTATAAGTTTAAAATTATTCTGTAGTTGTAGTGACCTTGGAGAAAATAAAATGGAAGACGCTAAAGCAATTCCAACTGACAAGTTGGTAAGGACGTATATCAAAATACGTGATGCTCGCAAAGAGTTGACTGACAAGTATGAGCAAGAAGATACTCGGCTTAAAGAAGCACTTGAGTCGATTGAGAATGAACTGCTTGATGCGTGTAAGTTAATCGGTGCTGACAGTATCCGTACCCCCTACGGTACCTTGACGCGTTCAGTGAAGAAACGCTACTGGACAAACGATTGGTATTCGTTTCACGAGTTCATCAAAGAGAATGAAGCATACGGAGCTATGAATCTATTGGAGAAGCGTATCGCGCAAACCAATATGGCTTCGTTTCTTGAGGATAACCCTGACTTGCATCCACCGGGGTTAAATGTTGACAGCCGCTATACGGTTGTCGTTCGTCGTAAATAAGGAGAAGTAAATGAGTGATCTTGCCCTGCTGAACAAGAACCTTCCAGCACACCTGAAGGCCATCGAAATTGACGCTACAACTAAAGCCCTGATGGGTGGCGGCGGTGGCGACAACAAACGTATCTCCATTGAGGGGGGCGTCTGGAAGATGATGGTCAACGGTAAAGAAGTTGCCAAGAACGAAGACCGCACAATGAACGTTGTGATCGTTGCTGCTGCACCGAAGAAGTCGCGTACGTTCTACGCTGCTGCTTACAAGAAAGGTGTGGTTACCCCACCTGATTGCTGGTCTGCTGATAGCGAAGTACCTGACGCTAAGGCAAAGAACCCGCAGTCCAAGAAGTGCGCTGACTGCCCGCAGAATATTAAAGGCTCCGGTCAGGGTGACTCCCGTGCTTGCCGCTTCTCGCAGCGTCTGGCAGTTGTCTTGGAGAATGATATTGCTGGAGATGTGTATCAGTTGACGCTCCCCGCAACTTCGATCTGGAGCGAAAGCACCAATGGTAAATGGGCACTAACCACCTATGCCAAGATGGTTGCCAGCAAAGGTATCCCAATCTCTTCAGTCGTTACCGAAATGCGTTTCGACACTGATAGCGCCACACCGAAGATTACCTTCAAGGCCGTACGTTATCTGGAGACAGAAGAGTTTGAAACCGCTATGGAGCAGGGTAAAGCTGACGCGGCAACCCGTGCCATCACCATGACTGTTGCTCAAGCAGACGGCGTGAAGGAAGATGCGGAAGAGTTTGAAACCGTCGAGGTCGAGGAAGCCGCACCAGCCCCCGTAGCCACTGAACCTGTGAAACGCGCAAGCAAGAAGGAAGAAGCACCTGCGCCCAAGAAAGACGTGAGTGCAATTTTGGACGAGTGGGACAATGAGTAATGGCTACTCATTCCGATTCGCTAAGACTGTTAATTCCGCTGATACGTCGAAGCTAGGCGTTATCCTTGGGAACCTTTGCATAGAAAAAGATATTCCTGCGGTGGATGTGGCTGAGTACTTTGGTGTGACCCGTGCAACTATCTACAATTGGTTCAAGGGCACTACCAACGTACCACCATCGCATCAGGAAGAAGTAGCGAAGGTTGTTAAGGACTTACTAAAGCGTAAGTCTTAGTACAGGTTAAGGAGGCTAGGGAGCGCACCCGAAGAGGGTAGTTCGCCGTCACTATCCCTGCCTACCTTATTTTAAAAAGACGGTGAATCACGAGGCGGCTATGCTATCGAGGACAGACTTTTTGTCTCTAGTTCTACCCCCCACAGGCAACTACTGTGTGATGGGGTTGAAGGGTAAAGACAAACCACCAAAACAAGTATTCGTATCCTCGGTAGAAGAAATCAACAACTACGCAGATGCCTTTGTACACAGGGGATATGATGCTTACTTTGCGTTGGCTTCTTTTACTGATGACTCAGGGCGTACTAACGCCAATGCAGAACAACTAAATTGTTTCTTTGTCGATCTAGACTGCGGTCTGGGCAAGCCATACGCCGATCAGAGTGCGGGTCTTGTTGCGCTCAAAGAGTTCATCAAGAAGACTGGACTGCCGAAGCCCACCGTTATCGTTAACTCTGGGCGCGGTGTACACGCATACTGGGTGGTTGAGCAGCCACTGCCGAAGGCTGAGTGGAAGACGCTGGCTGAAGGCTTCAAGGCGCTCTGCACTGCACAGAACCTACATGCTGACCCAGCAGTCACCGCAGACGTTGCGCGTATCTTGCGTATACCGGACACACTGAACTTCAAGGACATAGATAATCCTCAGCCGGTCAAGATATTACTTCACGGGTCACGGGTGAGTGTCGAAGCTATACGTGAAAAGTTAGTTACAGATGAGCTTCAGATTGCGGGCGAGCCTCCGTTTAAACGCACCATTGACCCGACTACGTTGGCGTTGCTGGGTAATTACCAGTCGCGGTTCAAGACCATCCTGATCAAGTCGATACAGGACGAGGGCTGCGCACAGATCAAATACATCTACGAGAATCAGGGAGAAGTCGAGGAGCCGCTGTGGCGAGCTGGACTGTCCATCGCGCAGCAGTGCGTGGACGGCGAGAAGGGTATTCACATCCTATCTAACAAGCACCCCGGCTACGACAAGGCAACAACTATACGTAAGGCTGCGCAGACCAAGGGACCTTATACCTGCGAGACGTTCAAGAAGCTGGCACCCAAGGCATGTGAGGATTGCAAACTCAAGATTACATCGCCCATCCAGATCGGGCGGGAGATCATCGAGCCAGATGATTCACCCAAAACTGTTGAGGCGCTTGAGCCTATTACTGAAGAAATCAGGACGTACCAAATCCCGGCGTACCCGTTTCCGTTCTTTCGAGGGCACGTTGGGGGTATCTATCGCAGGGCAAACAAGGACGAGGAGAACGACAAAGATGAACTACTTTTCCCATATGACTTCTACGTGGTGAAGCGGCTGTACGATCCAGAGGACGGTGAATGCGTGATGATGCGCTTGCATCTACCCAAGGACGGTGTGCGTGAGTTCATCATGCCACTGAGAGAAGTCATATCCAAAGAGAAGTTTACCGGCAAGATTGCAGAGTACGGCGTCGCTGTACTTGGAAAAAAACAGGAGAAACTTATGCACTACACAACACGGTGGGTAGAGGAGCTACAGGCTATAGGCAAGGCTGAGGTTGCACGTAAACAGTTCGGCTGGTTGTCGGACGATAGCGCGTTCATCCTTGGTGACAAAGAGATCAGGCACGACTCGGTGGAGTACAGCCCACCCTCATCCGCTACGCTGCCTCTAGTACCCGCCTTCGGTGCGCGGGGTGACTTCCATGACTGGAAGAACATCATCAACCACTATGCCACGCCCGGTCTGGAGATGCGAGCATTTGCGTTCTTCATGGGGTTCGGCGGTCCTCTATTGAAGTTTATCGGTGGTGGTTTTCTGAATGGCTTCTTGCTGAATCTGATTAGCCCGAACGGTGGCACAGGTAAATCTACACTGCTACATGCAATCAACAGCATCTATGGCAACCCGCAAGCCCTGATGATGACCTATAAGGATACGCATAACTTCAGGCTGCATCGGTTTGGGGTGCTGCAAAACGTCACGGCAACGATTGACGAGCTTACCAATATGAAGGCCGACATGATGTCTGACGTGGTGTACGACATTACCTCCGGTGTAGGCAAGGGCAGGATGTCTGGCAAGGCGAACGTGGAGCGCATCAATAACACTACGTGGAAACTCCCAGCGGTGTCTTCATCGAACAAGGCAATTCGCGACATCCTCCTGACCGTCAAAGGCTTCCCCGAACCGGAACTGCTGCGCATACTGGAGGCTGATCTGGTCAACGATCTGAGCATGGACGCTATCCAAGCCAAGCGCCACTTCGGGAAACTGAGCAGCCACTACGGCCACGCAATTACGCCTTACTTGCAGTACACCATGACACACCTGCCAGAGATAATGGAGAGCATGGAGAAGCTGATGGAGCGCATTGACCGCGCAGCCAACATCACGGGCAACGAGCGGTATTGGTCAGCGGCGCTGGCTGCGGGTATCGGTGGCGGTATCATCTCCAAGAAGCTGGGACTACACGACATCCCGACTGCGCCTGTGTTTGATTTCGCTATTGAGTTGGTCAAGGAGAACCGCCGCAAGAACAAGGACTCGCTGTTCAGCGCGGATGACTTTATCGGCACGTTCTGCCAGCAGCACCGGGAGGGAATGCTTATCGTCAACGCCAACAAAGACAAGCGCACGGGCATCGAATTGGGTCCTATACGCGAACCACGCGGTGCCTTGATCATGCGCTACGAGCCAGATACCGGCCTGTTGTTTATCTCAACGCGCTTCCTCCGGGAGTACTGCAACAAGCTGCACATGAACTTTGAGGCAGTGCTGGAGCCTTACAAAAAGAACAAGTCCTTCATCGATCAGCGGCGTAAACGGATGTTCGCCGGGACACCTTCAGATGTTGCCCTAAACGTAATGTGTTTATGTTTTGATACTAACCGACTGGAGAGTTTCGTTGAAAATAAAGAGGCACTCTTAAATGCTCCTCCTTTCGAATCTCTCGATCCATATTGAGTGGGAGAAGTTCAAGCCGGGCACATCATTCTTCATCCCGTGCTTGAACCGTAAAGAGGCCGAGGAATACGTGCAGAAAGAAGCCAACCGCCTACGAATCCCAGTCGTGTGCAAAGCTGTTGTAGAGAAAGGAAAGTACGGCTTGCGGGTCTGGAGAACAGCGTGATATATTCGCGCCGTAACTCCTCGCTTCTCCAAGGCTACGAGGTTTTCCCCCGCCCAGTGCGGGGGTTTTTTTTTACATCCCTGCCAACCCTCGCAGCTTCGGTAAGTTGTACGCCAGAAGCAGTTCCTTCTCCCGTTGCAGAATTTCATCTGTCTTCTCGCGCTTTAAATCCGGTGGCATCTGTGGGTCGTTGGCAATGATGCTTCGGTACTTACGCAAGTTAGATAGTTGCTCTTCTGCTTTGTGGACGATACCTTTCATAGCGTATAGTTTCATCTTGTCCTCGGTCAGATACTCTTGCAACTCTTGCATCCGGCCTTCGCGCTTAAACATATTGACGGTGTCCACCACCTGATCGACAGACTCACGGAAATCGTAGAACTCTGACTTGTACCCACGGCCTGTGGTGTCGTACATAAACGTACTTAGCTGCGGCAGTTTAGATACCGGCTTGCCCATACGATTAGGGTTAGCTACCGCGTCAGTTGCATCCAGTACAAACGCACCCAGCATCCCGGTGTACCCACGGATCAGATAATCAACCTTCATCGGGGAAATGCCTATCCGCCCAAACAACTTGGCAAGCTCGGATGTACCTTCAGTGAACTGCAACGAGGGGTCGAGGTTCTTCATGCCCATACCAACAATCGGGTTGCCAGTAAAGAACGAGTAGTTGACCGCTACTTCCAGTGCGGGTTTGACAAGCTGCGGGGTCAAGTTCATGCCGCTATACGCGTTGATGAACGCATCTCTAAAGCCCTTGTAGAACGCCGTTGCATCCTGCGGGCGGTCCGTACCTTGGCTGACTACATAGCGCACGATACGCTCTGGGATGACTTTGAACATAAAGCCAACCTCGGGAGCGACAGGAATCTTTAAGCCTGTACCGGGGATGATGTAGTTCTTATCCCGCTCGTAACCTTCCAGTCCTTTGTAGTCGTCATCATCGCCCACTAGCATGGCGTAGAGCGTGGACATGGCGGCAATTTTGATACCAGTTGCTAAGAAGAGTTTCTGTGCGGTGCGCTTATCTTCCAACGACACGCCTTTACCACGCATGGTGCGATAGAGCACGTCCATACCTTGGATATACGCATTCAAGAACGGCACCATGTGGCGTAACGTACCAATAACGGTACTGTTACCGCCGTGCTTGAAGTTGATGTACTCCTTGGCGCGGTACAGCGCCAACCTACGGTCGCCTTCCGGCATCTCAGGAGATTTGGTTTCGTTGATAGTCTGCTCATAGATCGCAGCCCGGACAGCCAAGTCAGCAGCCAGCGAGAACTTCTCCAGCTTATCCCAAGCTTTCTTGAACGCGCCGCGCTCTTCCAACCCGTACTTGACGCGGGCACGTTCCATCGCTTGTTGTGGCATACCGTCATACACACCCGACACACCGATTCTTGCAAGATCCAGTGGGATGCCCTCACCCGCCATAGCGTGGATAAAGTTCTTAGCAACCTTGGCTGGCAGACTGAATGGATGTTTTACACCTGACAGGAGCATCGCACGGTAGGTACCGTCCTGAATCAACTGGCTCAGAGCAAACGCTGGCATGTGGGTCACGAAGCTACGCAGGGTGCTTTGGGCAAAGCTAAACGCCTTCAAGATCGGGCCAAGCGCCACGATATTGGAAGCAAACGCGCCCCTATCAAGCGGGTTAGCCAGCATATAAGCAGTACGCTCACCGTCTTTATAGGTGAAAATCAGTCTGTCTTTGTGGTATTTCTGGGCGTATTTGATTGCGTCATCTGTTTTGAGTTCAAACGCATCATCCATACTTTCAACCATTCGGCGTGAGGCATATGCGTTCATACCGGTTTTAACCGCCCAGCTACTCAACCCAATTATGTTATCAAATACATTAGAAATTTCTTTAGTGCTCCCTTGGCGATCTAGAATAGGCAGTCTAGCAATACTGAGTACACCACCTTTAAAGGACGCTGGGTTCTCATCAAACAGGTTGGTCTCTTCCTCTACCCGCGTCCAAGGCACGTAACCCGCTGCCTCTTTCCATTCCTTAGCTTTGGCTTCGCTGATACGGCCAGTCTGCACCAAGAAATCGACCAAACCATTCTTGTATTCTGTGAAAACTTTAAAGGCTTCCTTGAGTTCAGGGAATTTCTCCATAGCCTCCATACCAGCAGTGATCTCTTCATCCGTTACATGATGTTCAATCAGCATGTCGGTGAGTTTTTCTGCTGCCGCTTTATTACCTTTTTTCTCTGCCGCTATGATGTCTTTGGCTATTTCTACGTTATGCGCATTGAATTCCTTAGCACGTTGCGCAATGAACGCGTTGTGGCCTAGTTTTAGCGCGGTCTGAAGCGAGCCTAGACGGTCGCCTAACTTGATCATGATGTCAAAAATTTTAGCTACGCTGGCGTCGCGGTCAACAACCTCAGCCAGACCCTCCTTGTTTATGATGATGCCACCATGCTCCATCGTGCCTTCAGCCAGCGCAGGGTGGTCCTGTGCTTGGGCTTGTGCGAGGTCACCACGAATATTACCTAACGCGTCAACAAGTGTATTGTTGAACTTGGTCTGCATTTTTTCCACCGCAGGGGCGCGAGCATCGGATACTTCATAACGAATCCTTGCTTCAATCGACGGCGCACCCTCTGGTCGTTGCACGACACCAAGCATCTTCTTCATGATGGTGTCTGGGTCGGTTTCTTTGGGATTACCGGCACCCTTCATGCGCTCGTTCAACTCTGCCGCTTCTTTACCTGCGGGGGTCAGGTTGTCTTCTGTACTTCCTAATTGGTAGGAAATTCTGCCGTCGGATGGGTCATAACTGCCCTTGTTAAACACGGATTTAATCTGTGATGATTCATAGACGGCGAGGTTTTTCTTACCACCTTCCATGACGTAAAACCCATCAAAGCCAGCGGCTTTAATAAGTTCTTGGATTCGGGGTGTTTCTATTGTTCCCCATGTGCCAGTAATAATTTCATTTATTGGTAAAGCATAGGTTGACTCAGCTTCTATCGCCCTGATGTGCTCAGGGTTGCTAAAGTCGAACGGGTTCTGTGCGCTGACGTAGACCGGAACAATATTGGCGTAACTAGGGAGTCTCTCTTGCAATAAAACGTCAAGCTCATCCCCCGGGAAAGTACCATTCTTTTTGGCAATTGCATCCGCTTGTTTATTTAGCTTGTTAAATTCTTCTTCTGACAAAGACTTTAAAATTTGTTGCTGCATGTACCCTTGGGACATACTTGAAAAACTCTCAGCAAACCGAGGATCGTCAGTCAGGAATATAGCCCCCGCTTGTTTAGGACGGAAGGTTTCTATAGCTTGGGCGGTGCCGTGATACATAACTTTAGGTGTGCCGTTGTCGTTGCGCACAACCGAATTACCAAACCATTTTTTAAAGTTGGCGGATACGGTATCTTGCGTTTCTTGCAGCATGGGGCTAACTTCGCCCGG